GGTTACTTCAGATGCTGCTCTTGCAGCAGAAAAGGCTGCTTCTGTAAAGGCACTTGCTGATGCAAAGGCTGCTTCAGATAAGGCACTTGCTGATGCAAAGGCTGCTTCAGATAAGGTTATCCTTGATAAGGATGCAACTATTGCTAAGTTAACAGCAGATAATACTGCTGCACTTAAGTCAATTAAGGATGCTTTCAATGCACTTGCAAAGAAGTGGAATGCAAAGAATCCAAAGGCTAAGGTTACTTACCTTAAGTAATTAGTCCAACAATTAGGGGAGTCATTAATTTGGCTCCCTTTTTTGTTATATCATTATGTTTAACTGAATAATTTGATATAATAAGCATGAGGAGAGACCACCACTTGAATAAACTCTTGCGTATATCTACAGTTATTTTACTTGCTTTTGGCTGGTTATTTATAACACCTGAAGATTCTCATTCTGATGACCCACTTACAGTTGCAGCCAAGCAGATTGAAAACCTCAATAGCGCAGTAGATAAATTAGACTATAAAGATGGTTTAATAGATTTAATTGACATAGCAGAGAATAAGTTTATGTATGCTAAAAATTTGCGGGATGTAAGAAATATAGCAATTAAAAATTATGATGATTCAGTAGATGCAGAAGACTTAGCATTAGAAGCAAAAGATCTTGCTCAGTTAAATGTAGATGGGCAGACAGTAACAGTAGCCTTAGCCCTTGAACATAAAAATGATGCTTACAATGCCCTTGAAATAGCAAATATTAATTTATCTAATGCTCAACAAACATTGAATAGTTCTGGCGAACCAGGTTTGAAATATGATGTTTATAGCCTGATTAGAGTTAATGGGCAAGCAACCACAGATCAACTGCTATGTAGTGGTACATGGAATTCCAATTATATGAATTTACCTGTTTGTGAAAATAGATATCAAAATTTTATTGTTAAATTTACTGGAAAAATAACAGTACCTTCATGGTTTACATCAACATATTTTGCAGGATACACAGACGATGGTTTTAAAATGTATGTAAATGGAAATCTTGCTATAAATAATTGGCGGGAACAGGGAACAACATGGAGTGCCTATTCTCCAGTATACGATGTCAGCGAAGAGAAGGCATTAAATGTAGAGATATGGTGGTATAACGGTGGAGGACCAGGATCATATAATCTTGGATGGGCAATTCCTGGAGGATGGACTAGTGCAGGTTGTGACTATGCTGGAGATCCAAGAGTATGGGGACAAAATTTCAGTTGTAATTTAAATACATTCTCTTCTGGTTCTGGACCAACTGCAACACAGACTGTAGAATATCAAGCAGCATTAAGTGCAAAGAATGCAGCACAGCAAGAATATAATGACAAATTAAATATTTATAATCAAGATGTTACAACATTAAATTCATATAATCAAGAGTTAACTAATAAGACATCTGAGTATGAAAATGCTGTTAACGATACAGAAGATGCTTTATCTGAAAAGAATAATGCTATATCTAATTTTAATAACGCAATGCTTGATGTTAACAATGCAATTGATGACGCATGGCGTTACTATGATGAGCAATCACAAAGAGAAATTCAAAGAGCAATTGCACAAGCAGCAGCCAACGCTGCAGCAAACCAACCTACGCCTGAGCCAAAGCCAACTGTTGAACCAGAAAAGCCAAAACCTTCTCCACCACCAACAGACAAGCCTGAGCCAAAGCCAACTAACAATACTTCTACAGAAGAGCCAGGCCCAAAGCCAACACAGCCAGGTCCTAAGCCTGAGCCAACAGAGCCTGGACCTAAACCAGAACCAACAGACAAACCAAAACCAGAAGAGCCTAAGCCAGAGGAGCCAAAGCCTGAGCCTACAAAGCCTGAAGAGCCTAAGCCCACCCCAAACCCTGAACCAAAGCCAGAGCCCACACCAGAGCCTCCTGCTGAGCCTTCTCCAGAGCCTAAGCCACTTCCAAGACCAGACTTTAAGCCAGCAGAAAACATTGATCCAGCAATTAAGGATGCAGAGTTAGCAGCATTGATTCCACAAAAGGGTACAGGAAACTCAGAAGATTTATCTGGAGTTATTGCAAACCTTACAAGCAAGGATAACAAGTTAGTTAAACTTTCTGTAGAACAAACAGCAGCAGTAAGTCAAACACTTAAATCTTTAACACAAGAGGCAAAGGCTGAAGTTGCAGAAGAACTTGGTATCTCAGCAGTTGAAGTTGCAAAGGTAGCAGATGCGATGAAGTCAAACCCTGCAGTAGCAGCAGCGTTTGTTGAGTTTGCAGAAAGAGCAGGGGATGCAGGAGATACCCCAATGCCATTTACATTAGCAGATGCAACAACAGAAGTACAAACAGAAGCATTTTTAGCAGACCCACTTGGAGCAGTTTTTGCGGTGGACCCAGTAGAACTTCTATCTAATTTCTCTGAGTTAGGTATGGATATGACAGACGATCAGAGAGAGAAAGCGCAAGAAGTAATTGTCCCAGTGGTCATTGCATCACAAATTGCAGGGGCAATGATAAGGAGGAACAAATGAAAATAATCAATAAAGCCATCAACCTGGTAGGCAAAATGCTCAAGGGATTAATTAAATGGTTTAAAGATGCAGGAATGGAATTAATTGCACAAGCATTTACCCTCCTTGGCTTCTTTATCGCATGGCTAACTTTAACGGGATCAGCAAGAGACATTGTTGGAATTGCAGTACTTGCAACAACAGTTATTTGGCTAATCACAATCCCGCTTAGAAAGGAGAAATAAAATGACAACTAAAAAAGTAGTAGAACCCCCAAAGAAAGAGCACCCACAGAAAGCAATAACAAATATCTTAATGAGAATTCTTGCTGTATTTGCAGCATCTGGTCTATCAGTTCTAGGAGCAGGAGCCGTAGTAGGAATTGAAACTGTACAGGCAGTCATGCTTGCAGGACTATTAGGAGTAGCAACAGTTATTGAAAGACTGGCAAGGGCTTTTTTGGACGATGGAAGGCTATCATTAGCAGAAATAAATGATGCCTTTAAAACGGTAGATAAAAAGGCTAATTAGTCATATTTAACCTTGCTTGACAGCCCTCTCCAGTCAATGGTATACTTGAAATCTACCATTTGGAGAGGGTTTTTGCATGACAATTATTGCTGTCGTAAGACAAGATGAAACAGTTCATATGGCTGGTGACAGAGGTGCATCAACAGAAGATTCTATCTTAGTATTAAAGGCTCCAAAGGTATTTAAAATTGGTCCTTATCTTTTTGGTTATGCAGGAACAATGGATGGAGAAAGAATTCGTCACAACTTTAAGCCACCTGTACCAAAGCCAAATGCTAATTTAGATAAGTTTATGTATACTGAATTTCTTGTTGCACTTAGAAATTTTTATGAAACTTGGTGGGTAGATATATCAAAAGAATCTGATTTTGGTATGCTTATTGCAATTAAAGGAAGAGTCTTTGAACATAACGCAGTTGATATGTCTTTAACAGAATACCAAGAAGATTATCTTGCAATGGGATCAGGCTCTGATTTTGCACTTGGTTCTTTATGGACAACTCAAAATCAAAAAAATGGTAAAAGAAGAGCGCAGTTGGCTGTAGAAGCAGCAATAAAATATTCAACATCCTGTATTGGACCAGTTGACGTATTAAGTATTTAGGGGTATACTTATAATATGAATGAAGAAGTATCAATAGAAGAGCAAGAGTTTGGAATTTGGATTACAAACGGCATTGAAAGAGGTTGGATTACAGAACCTTATTGTCATACCCATGATGGTGGAACTCAATATATGAGTGAAGAAGAGATTCAAGAATGGGAAGATGGCGGAGATCCCTGTGAGCACGTTGTAAGACTTATGATATAATTATTATGTACCTGCCTTCAGGGGGTATAAATTAACTTATTCGCTTGAAAGGGGAATAAAATGGTAACATCATATACATATAACGGATCTTTTGGAAATTTTTTCAATGATCCATTTTTTATCGGTTTTGACAAAATGTTTGACCGATTAACAAACACAACAAATCAACAATCTGGATTTCCTCCATATAATGTTCGCAAGGTAGACGAAGATACATTCGTTGTTGAACTTGCAGTAGCAGGTTTTAATAAACAGGCTATTGAAATTACAGAGCATGATGGAGTTCTTACCATTAAGGGTGAGCGTCCAGAAGATGCTGAAGAATATATTCACAAGGGAATTGCAGGTAGAAAATTTACTCGCACATTTACGCTTGCAGAATATATGTATGTTGATAGTGCTGATCTTAATGATGGAATGCTTTATGTTGTTGTAAAGCGTGATATTCCAGAAGAGAAAAAGCCAAAAACAATCAAAGTAAAGTAGTATAATAGAATAGTCCCCACACAGGACCTTAGTGATGGATTAGTTACCCATTTATAATGACCGTGGCCTACGTGCCTGAATCACCTGTGTGGGGCTTTCAATTGTTCTGATATAATTATCATAATATGACTGACAAAGAGTTGGTGCAATATAATAAGCAACAGTTCAAAAAGCGTCTCAAAGAAATTAAAGAGAACGCTGGATGCAAAGACTGCGGAGAAACTAACCATATTGTTTTAGATTTTGATCATCTAAGTAATAAAAAATATAATGTTTCAAGAATGATTCATGATGGTTTTTCTTGGGCAGCAATTAAAAAAGAAATAGCAAAATGTGAAGTTGTGTGTTCTAATTGTCATAGAATAAGAACTCATAATAGATTGACAAAGGCATCTTAAAGATGTATAATAGAGTGTAAGCATAGGAGGCTTAATATGGCAATTAAAGGATCAGTAGAAGCAATCATTGAGGTTGCAAAGAAAGAAGTTGGGACAATTGAAGGCCCTAAAGATAATGAAACAAAATATGGAAAGTGGACTGGAATGAATTTTCAGCCATGGTGCCAATCATTTGTTTCTTGGTGTGCATTCACATCTGGACTAGATGCAAAAAAGTATCCAAAGTCTGCATCAACAGTAGCAGCGTCAGACTGGTTTAAGAAGAATGATCGTTGGTCAGATGCTCGTAATGATGATCCAACTCCAGGAGACTGGATTTATTTTGATTTTCCAGAAGATGGTGTAAATCGTATTTCACATGTTGGTATTTGTATTAAGAACAATGGTGACGGAACAATCCAAGTTATTGAAGGAAACACTTCAGGAACTGCAAAGGGAGATCAAAGAAACGGCGGTATGTGCGTAGAAAAGACTCGTGCATATGTAAAAAATAACAAGAAGAAGTTGATAAATGGAATTGTTGGTTGGGGGCGTCCAGTTTATATTGGTGAAGAAAATGTTGCACTTCTTAATAAGTCTGAAGCAATTGCTGCTCCAGCAAAAAAGCCAGTAGTTAAGAAAACAAAATAAATGGAATCAACTAAAAGAACTTCATTTAAAACAATTAGTTGGGAAACTTTTCACCTAGTAGTTCTTGCTGGCATCATTTATTTATTTACTGGTGAATGGGAGTACGCATCCTTGGGCGCAATACTTTATATTGGCATTGAAGCACTTGGCTATTTTGTTCATGAAAGATTATGGGCTAAATTTGGAAAGAAGGTTAAGTAAATGGGAAAACATTTAGATAAAATGGAAAGAGCATTAAAACAACGACAGTCTGGAACATATACTAATGGACAAAAAAAGCCAGGATCAATGAATATTAAAAAGACTGGCTATCGTGGACAAAAGGCTAAAGGATCTAAGTAATGCCAGTATATGAATACAAATGCACAGGTAATTGTACTGACATTGTAATCAAACAACGCTCTATTAAAGAAGACGATCCAGGGTATGATTGTGAAACTTGCAATCTGCCACTGGAACGTGTATACTCTAATGTAGGAGCAGTTTTTAATGGTAGTGGATTTTATTCAACCGATAACAGAAAGAAGTGAGATGACTGATTTAATGACAGAAGAAGTTCTAGAAGTTAAAGAATGGCAATTAAAAGCAACAGATCGTTGTGATTCTTGCAATGCTGAAGCCCTTGTAGAAGTAACTGGACTTGATGGATCATTAATGTTTTGTGGTCATCACTATAACAATATTATGAATGATGCTGAAGGATATAAAAAAATGATGTCTTTTATGATTAGCATTATTGATGAAAGAGATAAACTTATTGAAAACAAAGCAAAAGGAAAGGATTACTAATGTATGAATATCATGTAAAAAATATTACAAATGTAGTAGATGGAGATACTATTGATGTTGATATTGATCTAGGATTTGATATTTCATTTAGTTCTAGAGTTCGTTTGGCTGGAATTGATACCCCAGAATCAAGAACAACAGATAAGGCTGAAAAAGTTCTTGGTCTTGAAGCAAAAGATTATTTAAAGAAAAAGTTAAAAGATGCAAAGTCTATAATCATTAAGACTGAAAAGATGGACTCATCTGAAAAGTATGGTCGTATTCTTGGCTGGCTTTATATTAATGGTGATACCATTTCTGTTAATGATCATATGATTAATGATGGTTATGCTTGGGGATATCTTGGTGATACTAAGGTTAAAGACTTTACAGCACTTGCAAAGGTAAGAGCAAAAAATAAAAATGGATGATCATGATATTGAAAATGCAGTTATTGATAAATTAATTCTTGAAGGTGCCCTTGAGATAGGCGGTATTGATGTAGAAAATGGAGAAATTTTATACAACTTTACTAATAAGTTAAAAGAAATTATGCCTGAACTATATAACGAGCATCTTAATTTTGTTAATTCTGAGATTATGTGGCTCTGGGAACGTGGTTTTGTATCAATAGATGATTTTACTCAAGATAATCCAAGGGTAATGATAACAGATAAAGCCCTTAATGCTGAAGAAATATCAAAACTTCCTAAAGATAGACAGCGATCCCTAGAGGAAATTAAAAGAATACTAAAAGTGGTATAATCATACTATGCCATATCATGTAGGTGCTAAAGGATCAAGCGGTTGCTCAGGATACCCTGCCGTAGACGAAAAGGGTAAAGTAATGGGATGCCATAAAACTAGAGCAGAAGCAGCAGGACAAATTTATGCCATTAATCGTTCTGAAGGTAGAATAGGAAAGTCTATGTATATGCCTCAAGAAGGAGATATGGTCATGGCTCCTCACGAAGAAGAAGTTTATGTAGGTCGTATTGTACATGTTATGAGAGAAGGAATGCTTGGAGTTCCTGGATCAGAGTATGCAATTGAAGCAACTGCAGAAGAACCTGCAGTTTTAATACAATTATTTGAAATAGAAGAAGGCGGTCTTGAAGAGACTGAATATTTTGTTGGAGCCAAAGCATCGGAGGTTATGGTTATGCCATCATTAGAATCAAATGTAGGAATGGATAAAGCATACAATGGATGTGGCTGTGCTACATGCAAAGAAATGAATGTTGATTGTCCAGATTGTCCAATCTGTAGCAAATCAATGGATAAAGCATATGATAATTGTGGTTGTGAAACTTGCAAGAAACTAAATGTAAGTTGTGATCAATGTCCAGATTGTAAATCAGAAATGGCACAAAAAGGAAATTGTTGTCCAGATGCTGTAGAAAAGCAAGCACCTTGTTGGGATGGATATGTTCAGCGTGGCATGAAGCCAGGTAAAGATGGAAAGCCAGTTCCAAATTGTGTTCCTGCTGCAAAAGCAGATGATCTTTACGAAGATGATGATGATGTAGTTTATGAAACAGATTCAATGTCAAAGGCTGAAGGATATTCTCCACCTGCAGGAGCAAGATCTGCTGCTCGCAGAGCAATTAAGTTTAAAGAAGATGGTAAGGCTAACGGAGCAGGAACTGCAGTTGGTTGGACTCGTGCAGGGCAGTTGGCAAGAGGAGAAACAATTTCTCTTAGTACTGTTAAGAGAATGTACTCATACTTCTCTCGTCATGAAGTAGACAAGAAGGGTAAGGATTGGGGAAACAATGCTAATCCTTCTAATGGATACATAATGTGGCTTGCATGGGGTGGAGATGCAGGATTTGCTTGGTCAAGATCAATTGTAAATCGTGAAGCAGATAAAATGATATTTGCTAATTTTGGTAAAGAAATCACTCCAATTGTAAGATCAAATGGTATAAGAATTTTTAATCAGCCTGAAAACTAGGACATAAGATGCTAAAATGGCTTCTTTTGGGCTTGACATTGATTAACCTTGTTGCTATACTTAAATCAAGGATAAACAAAAAGTCTGTCCTAAACAAGTATGTTCATAGACAAAGCACTGTGCATCAAGTAGCAAAATTAATTTTGCCAAAGAACTCAGAACTTTTATCTAGAAAACCTACTCAATATAAAAATTACATAAAGAATAAAACAATTAGAGTTATTACTGCTCCTGATGGCAATGCTTATTGGGTTAAGGATAATAAATTTTATTGTGCAGAGTATGACAATAACGGAGAATTTGATCCAACTCAAGCAAAAGAGATTGATGCAAGTTCTTTGTCAAAAAAAGAGATTAATAAACTTTTATTAATATTAGATAATTTGAACAGGGGAGCAATAAATGATAGTGGCAATTCAGGGTACTAATGCCTTTGATGACTACAATGTTTTCTTAAGAGCAATGGGAGTTGCTATGTCTGGAATGCATGAAGAAGATAAAGAAATTTATCTTTATTCTGCTGGACCCGCTAGAGTAAATTCTATGGTGTCAGAATTTTCTAATCTTTCAGAGCGTGGCTTGAAGGCTCGTGGTAAAAAAATTAAATACTTTAAGGTTCCACAATATTGGTTAGAAGAAAATATTACTTCAATTAATTATCTTGCGTTTTTAAGCAAGCCAAAGGAACCACTTTCAAAACTTGTTGCTTCTGCAGAACTAAATTCTGTTGAAGTTGGCATTTTCCGATACTAGAGAAAAGAAAAAATAATGATCAAAGATCTTGAAACAATGGAAAAAATTGTTGCTAATAATAGCAACCTTTCATGGGATGGATGGAATGTAGTAGAACTTATTCCATCAAATTCTGCAATGTTTAAAACTGACGGGGCATTTGTTAATAACAAGTGGAACACCAAGAAGGTATACTCATACGCAGAAGAAGGGTGGGCAATTCCTAAAAAGTATGTGAGGTAGCCATGAAGCAGCATTTATGGAAAGATGATGCACGATGTTTAGATATGGATACTAATCTATTTTTTGAAAAGTATGAAGATGAAGAATCTTTAAGACCAGCAATAGATAATATTTGTAAGGGATGTCCAGTACTAAAAACATGTTTTGCCGTAGGAATCTCTAATAAAGAGTGGGGAGTATGGGGAGGAATCTTCATAGAAAATGGTAAAATATCTAGAGAGTTTAATAAGCATAAATCTAAAAAAGATTGGGGAGACACATGGAAATCATTGACAATGGATCAATAGGTGGTAAATATATTTTTAAATGTGGTGAGTGCAAATCACTTATGACATTTGAAATGACCTTCTTTTTTGATCCAGACATTGATGTGTACTGTCCTTGTACTCACCTTATGGAATATATTGGAGAATAATGGCACTTGGTTATACAGATGAGATGCGTAAGGCTTTTCATTCAATTACAGTACCCAAAGGTTTTGGTGTTGACTTAATTGACAATACTTATTTTCTTACAGTTCGTATTGATGAAAAAGCATTTCTTTATTTAAGCCACGATCAAAAAATAGAAGCCTTTGAATATATTATTAAAGTTCAAAAGGCTCTTGAAGAAGCAGGTGCTGTTGTTCAAGTAGTTAGAAAGCCATTAAAATAATGTCAATATTTATTTCTGTTGCAAGTTATCGTGATCCACACCTTCAACTAACACTTAAAAGTGCTGTTGAAAATGCAAATAATCCTGATGGCTTGTTCTTTGGTATTGTTAATCAAGATACTGCTAGAAATGAAATTGATTATTCATTTTTGCCAGACTATTCTGTAATAAAAATACATCCAAGAAATGCAAGAGGTGTTGGTTATGCTAGAAGTAAAGCAATGTCTTTGTATAATGGAGAAGATTATTTTTTACAAATTGATTCCCATGTTCAATTTTCAAAAGATTGGGACATAAAGTCTATAGAGCAATTTAAAACTGCACAAGAAATTGCAGGACATAAAAAAATAATACTTTCTTCTTATCCTGGTCCATACAGTTTAGATAGCAATGAAGTGTTTATTCACACTGTTTCAACAGAAGAACATCCAGTAGAACCAACAAAACAAATTGCAAAGTTAAGAGTAGACGATCAGTGGTCTGCAGTCAGAGTACCTATGGATAATCCAAATTCTGGTAGGCCAGAACTGTCTAGTACAGTTCTTGGAGCATACATATTTACAACTGGAAACATAGTAAAAGAAGTTCCATATGATGAAGAAATAAGTTTTATGGGTGAAGAAATTTGTTTTGCAATGAGAGCATGGACAAGAGGATGGGATATATATTCTCCATCAATTCCTATTGTTTATCATTTTTACAGACGCAATGGATACCCTAAAGTATGGTCTGATGATGTAGTTAGAGAGCAAAATTGGGATCAACTTCAAGAAATATCAAAAGAAAAACAAAGAAAAGTTTTGTGTGGTATTGAAGAAGGAATAATGGGTGCAGGATCAATTAGAACTATTAAAGATTATGAATCATTTATAGGTTATGATTTTAAATCGGTATATGAAAGATTGACAAGTAAGTGATCTTCATGTACAATATATATAGAGAGATAGGATAAAAATGTTAGCAGGACTTATTATTGCTATAGTTTTAGCATTGTTGTTTTTTGTAATGGGGTTGAGATTAAACTATCAAAAAAATAAACTGGTTAAACTTTATGCATTGCAGACTGCAAAAATGGATGCCAACTCAGATCCAGTGAAAGAAGATTTTTTAAAGTTTGTTTCTGATTCTCGTGAATGGGCTTATACATATATTGAAGAAGTTCAAGAAGCATTAACAAATTTTAAAAATCAAGTTGATCCATTAGTACAATATTTTGATACTTATGGAGATGTTATTTCTAATCAAAGGCCAGACTATGAAGCAATGAAGACTATATCTTCTGCTTATAAAGAATTAATTTTAATATTGCCAAAGGAACATGATGTTAAAACTTAAAAACCGAAACGACATAATTTATTCTGCTAAATTAGTTTGTCTTATTGATAAATGTGATGAAGAAGCATTAAAACTTTGGTCAACAGATACTAACATAATTGATATATGTGAGACACATTTTAAACAACTACAATCGGAGAGATATACAACATGAAAGATATTATATTATCAACACTAACAGGTTTTGGATGTGGCATTGTATTTGCTGCATTCAAATTGCCAGTGCCAGCACCACCAGTTTTTGCGGGAGTCGCAGGAATTATTGGTTTATGGATTGGCTTCACAATACTAACACGAGTTATATCCTAGGAGGAATAATGAATAAAACACAACTAAACGCACTACTAGCATCATACGGACGATCAGTTCTTGGTGCAGGTCTTGCACTATACATGTCTGGGGTAACAGATCTTAAGACACTTGCATACTCACTAATTGCAGCACTTGCTCCAGTAGCACTTCGTGCAATTAATCCAAACGATACAGCATTTGGCCGTATGCCAGAAGCCTCAGCAGTTGAAGCAGCAGTAAAGAATGCTCCAGTTAAGAAGGCTCCTGCAAAGAAAGCAGCAGCAAAGAAGTAATTTAATTACTTATAAGATAGCCAGTCCATAACGGGCTGGCTTTTCTTATTTGTGTATGATATTGTCGTAACGCTCTTTAAGATTTTTAGGATCAAAGTGAAACAATCCTAATCTAAATGCTTCTTCTTTAATTGATTTTTGGTCATCACTATTAGCATAATTATCAACTAATTCAGCCAACTTAATAATATCAGCATCATAAACATCAACAACAACTCTGGCATTAAACTCACCTATTTTTTTAGCAGGCACAACCCATTCTTCTGGAAGCACTGCATTGTTAGGAGAAATGTCAGTCATAAATACAGGAAGGGCACTCATAAGAGCCTCATTCATAGGCAAACAAAGCCCTCCATAGCGCCTAGGAAGGATCAAAGCGTCAAACCCATCATATAGGTCCTCCTGATTCTCTAAGTCCCTGTAATCAATTGTAATGCGTGGATCTTGTATGGCTATATCTAATGGTTCTTGGGTTCTTATTACCAACTCATAGTCAGCCTTAGAATATTTTAACATTTCTATTATACTTTGAGTACCATTTCTATCTTTAGTTGCTGCTGTACCCAAAATGTGCAAAAATCTTTTATGCTTTTTAGATAGATTATTTTTCCTAGCATTTTTAAAATTATCTGGATTTGTTGGGGGAGGAAGATGAGTTAGTTTAGTTTGATGTCCAAACACCCTAGCAACTTCATCAAATCCCCAAAGACTTGGAGACAAAAGATGTTGTGCAACGGGGTTATAAGGGTATAGCATATTTTCAAAAAATTCATAATTATATTGTTGAACAGTTTTAACACCATATCTTCCAGCAAGTGCAACGAAATCTTTATGATAAAAAGTCTCACATGTTAAGACAACATCTAAACCCTCAAGAAATCTTTTACATGAGTTTATATCTGGATATCCATACTGATCTTGTATGTTATATCCTTTATACCATTCTGGATGCTGTTTTTTCTTTTTAAATTCTGAGAAATCAATTAGCATTACCTTTTCTGGATTAAGCATATGTACAAGTTCTCTTGTTTGATTACCCAATCCACTATTATCTGATCTTGCTATGATTCCTAGTCTCATTCTGTGTAACCCCATGTTTCATCATCAGTTGTAAATTTCCTTGTCCCTGCTCTTCCATCTAAATGGAGTGATCTTTTTATGTTTCCCTCTGGATGGTATATATGTAATTTATGTTCTTCCCAACCCATCTTAGAATATTTATCATATGGAAGAATATGATCTTGAATTAATCCATGAAGGTTATCCTCAATAAATTCTTGATCTGGCATCAAAGGCAAAACAATATCTCTATAGTAGTCAACAGTTGTAAGGTGTGGACGCTGACTCCATTGTGCCGTTTCCAAAAAATCTCCATTTAACTTAAACATTAAGTGTTTATGTGGATCAGGAATTGATGACTCAAAATGAAACCTAATTGTTTTTCCTTGTCCAGTTTCAATAAAATTAATACACTTATCCCAATCAATTGGCTCATCTGTTACAAGTGGTGCATCCCCCTCAACATATAGCATAAGAGGTGTCTTAATCATGTTTATTGTCTTAGACATCATTGTTGTTTGATGAGAAAAACGATCAAAAATTATAGGAATAATATTGGTATCTTCGTGCAATGCCTTCCACAATATTCTATTTTTATATTCATCGTAATCATCTTTTCTATTAATTCTTTCATCTCTAAGTCCATCAATTTGAATAATGATTTCATTAGTGGGGAAATAATGTCTAATAGATTTAATAGTTTCATCAACAATGTGTGTGCTAGGATGACTTGGAATTACGGAGGTTACTACAACAATTGTTACATCATCTTTATTCATTTATATCCTCCATTATTGTATTAAACAAATCTCTTTTAAACTTAATCCACCAAGAAACTGCTTGATGCATATTGTTTGGATAGTTACTATGTAAGTTTACCATTAAATTTGGCAAATCTTCCCAATAATTTACAGCGACTATAGGCATTGTTTGATTAAATAGTGGACCAAAGTAGTTTGACTTCTCTTCTTTTGGTGTTGTACTATCAACTATTGGATAGCATAATAACTCTAAAGCCTCATAGAATCTAAAAGAATCAAGAACCACGATCCCAGAAGGGCAGGGGACAAACTTAGATCTAGACATATTATTATAGTAAATGTCTGGGGTATCTCCTTGTGTGAATCCTTCAGTAAATTTATATTCTGCATTAGGTATACTGGGCAATACTTTTGATAATTGCCTTCTTCTGTTGTGATTTACTTGACCACTGAAATAAATATCAATGTCTTTTGTTTTATAATTTGATACATATTGTTTAAAATGTTGTGGAACACCTTGAGGAAATTTGTTATATCTTTGATGCTTGTCATGTGGATATTGAATCCATATTGATATGTTAGGATGAACAATCTTATCTGCATCAAATAATGCTGCTTCATCTCCAAGAATAAAAAGAACTACTTTTTTTATGTTATTTAGTTCACGAGATATCTTTTCTTCCAGTCCTGCATTGGATGGTCCAGGTATTGCTACAAAGGCTTTATCAGAGTATTCTAATGATGTTACATTGACTTGTTCAATATTCTTTTTTTCACAAAACTCTTTTAATAAACCATAATCCCATTTATTTGCAGCAGAGTCTTTACCTTCGGCAGAATAAAGATATAGTTTAAATTGGCTCATAAAGGAAATGAACCTCATGCTGATAATCTAAGTAAGTTTCTTTATATCCAATACCCTTAATCCACTGTCTAAGATCATATAGGTATTCATTCCATTGCTGTATCATAAATTCTGGATGACCAGATAGCCAGATCTTTGGTTTAAATTCTCTCATTACTTTTTCTGCACCACCCAACACACGCCACTCACTACCCTCTACGTCTAAAGAAATGGCGGTAGGTGGTTTGATACCATGATCATAAACACAAGAATCTATAGTAATCTGACCATAGTTAGCACCTTCAAGGTATAATTCTTTAAATCCATGAGCGGCCTCAATTGTTTGATTAGCCTCTGGTGGAAATTCGCTATAGTAAATACGAGCAAGATCATTAATCTTATCAGAAGCAAATCCAGGAATACACGCTAATGGCATTTCTAAATTGTTTGCTTCCCAAAGCAAAGGAAAGTGAGACCAAACTTTGGGATTAGGTTCAAATAAAACTACTTCAGCACCCCACATTTGACACAAAGCAGGGAACTCTCCCTCTTCTGCTCCAACATAATATACAACATCTCCTGTGCTAAGTCCTTCATGCATGGACTTAAGCCTAGGCTTTTCCCATCCATGCTCTTGATACCAATCTGGCCTTGCTGCACGATGTTCTGGCAATACTATTTCAAACTCTCCATTTATAAGAGACTTAATCATTTCAGTCATATCTTTAACTCCTTTAATATAGTTGCCCATCTGTGCACGTATGTATGTTCATCTATTGTTCTATCATGTCCAGCAAGGCGAATAGATTCTCTTTCTTCGTTATGCTCTAAGTAATAGTCAATTTTATTTTTTAAATCTTGAAGATCTCCATGCTTGTAAAAAACAACTTCTTCATCAGTAAACAAATCATGAAGCCCCTCAATGTCAGGGTAGATAGTGAAACCACCACGACCAGTAGACTCAAACAATCTGTCACTTGTATAATATGGATAATTAAAACCTATGTTAAGACTATCTCCAATAGCAATCTTACTACGTGCATAAATCCTATTTAAATCATTACCACGCACAGTTCCAGTATCACCATCTCCACCTACATGAAGAAATCTTCTGCCATAGGTTGCTCTTAAGAAGTCTATTAGTTGTGGACGGTATGGGTATTCATGATGATAACGCTTACTGCCAACAAAGATTACATCATAATCAAAAGATTCTCCATCGTAATGATCATGCAGGTAACACTCTTTACCAAACACACCTGCTGGCAAAAAATGTCCTTTAACCTCTGTATTTTCATTAAACCAATCAGACATTAATTTATCTACTGTAAAGAAATGACCAATTGTTTTATAAAAGTTATCTTTTTCTAAATCTGTTTGACGATCTAGACCAAACCATAGGTCAAGATGGTAAGTCATTGTTGGAATACCAAGTTCTTTAAGTTGCTCAAGAACACTATCCATGCTTAGATTTCCTGTTGTTTGCCAGCCATGTGTATGTACCCAAACAAATAGATCGCTATCCTTTGCAAATCTAAGGATTGTGTCTGTGCTTTCCTGTGCTTCTTGTAGTTTAATTACTTTGTGTCCTAAAGATTCTAGGCTTTTAGCATGATGATTTTCACTACTATATGATACTTGAAAGTTTCCAAGAAAAGTTATTGTTGCCATGTTAAAAGTATAGCATGTTAACGTGCCCCTGGCAGGAATTGAACCTGCGACACATGGCTTAGAAGTCCATTGTTCTATCCACTGAACTACAGAGGCTTGGAGCGAAAGACGAGACTTGAACTCGCAACATTCTGCTTGGAAGGCAGAAACTCTACCAATTGAGTTACTTTCGCTTGGCTGGTCTGGCAGGCTACGATCCTGCGACATCCGAATTAACAGTTCGGCACTCTACCAACTGAGTTACAGACCAGTACAACAGGTAGGACTTGAACCTACGATAACTGAATTATGAGTTCAGGGCCTTGACCAACTTGGCTACTGTTGCTTATATTATAAGTTTACTACAAAGTATTGTGAATGTCAATTAAACATTAAACATCATAGAAATAGCAGCCCTAGGTTCTCTAGGATATATTTCATGCGTTAATCCAGCGGGAACAAAAATCATATCTCCAGTATTTAAAGTATAAACTCTAGTCTCATGACCAACCATTATATGCCAATCAACTGATCCAGGACCTTGTAGATAAAATACATCATACTGATCCTCATGCTTGCCAATAGTTGGTTCACGAGTTCCCAATGCAGTAACACAAAATGCTGCCTTAAATGTTGTTTGCAGCATATTAGATAGTTCTTGAATTATTTCATTAAGTTTTGGATAAACTAATTCTGCATTATCTATGGTCATTGTTTGCTGATGCCAAAAATGTGCTTGACCAATAGTTCTATGTATATTATCACGTACTGCCTGATTAGGTTCTTGTACAGCAATTGCTAAATGTTTTAATACTAACTGCCATGAAACCACATCTTGGTAAGCATTTTCAAAAAAAATAGGCTCTTTGTTTACTCTAGCAAGTTGAAGTTGATCATGATTCATAAAATAATTATA